AGGAGAAGACAGACATGATGGCGATGCGGATCAATGTGAAGGCCTACCAGGCCGGGACCGAACCGGCACAAGACGCCGACGGGCAGACGATGATCGTTGACGGCCGGCCCCTGACGCGGGCGGTGATGCTGGACCCGCGGGAAGTGCTGGTGAACCTGGTGCTGCACCCCCAGCGGCAACTGACCGGCGCCGAGATGTACGAGGCGCACAAACTGGCGGCAAAGATCGAGGCGGCCGAGGGCGAGAGCCTGCTGCTGTCCGTCGAGGACTACCAGGCCCTCCGCCGGGCCATGGAGCAGGTGCGGGGCTACGTGCCCGCGCACCGCGAACTGGTCCGCCGCGTGTGGGAAGCGGCCGAGACGCCCGTGACGCCGAAGGAGTAGACCCGTGGCCGAAGCGACCAGCAGCATGACCTACAAGGCCCTCCAGGACGCGGTGGTGCGCACGTTCAAGTGCGACACGCCCACGGCCAAGGTGTATGTCCTGGGCGGCGTGCTGCGGATGCTGCGGGCCCACCGGTGGAGTTTTTTGGAGACGACGGCCGAGCTGACCGTCGCCGCCGAGGCGGCCTACACGGCCCTGCCGGACGACCTGCGGGAGGTGAGCGACCCGCCGACCTTTGCGGCGGACAGCAACTACCGCTTCGACCGGCAGGTGACGGTGCGGGAAATCCTCGCCGAGCGGTCCGCCAACGACACGACCGGCACGCCCCGGCTGTGGGCGGTCGGCTCCAGCGGGTACACCCCGGCCGCCGGGCAACGATACCGGCTGTATCTCTATCCGCGGCCGGTGGAAGAACTGACGCTGTGGCTGCCGTACCGCATCCACGTGGCCGCCATGAGCAACGACGGCGACTACCCGCCGGGCGGGGCGGCCCACGCGCCGAGCGTGCTGGCCGCGGCCTACGCCGAGGCGGAGATCGCCAGCCGGAAAACCAAGGGGCTCTACTACCGCCAGTGGCGGGAGGAGGCCCTGCCGGAAAGCATCCGCCTGGACGCCGGCCTGAGCGGCGGAAAGGCGATCGCGCCCGGGTACCGGGCGAACCGCCCCGATTGGCGTCGAGAGCAGGTCACAATCAACGTGGTGAGCGAGGAGTAAACGAACATGGGACAGATCACGGGCAGAGCGAAGGTCAGCGCGACGGCGACGGTTTCGCCGATTACGGTCGGGCAGAACAACCGCCAGGCGCCGCACACCCTCATCAACGAGGGAGCCGGGCTGGTGGGGTACCGATACCAGCCGGGCGGGGCGAGCATTTCCGGCCTGGCCGACGAGGCCGCACTGCGGGCGGCCGGGGCGGCGATCCTGGCGGCCGGGGAGAGCGTGGTGCTGCCGGCGTCCACGCCGTATGTCGAACTGGCGTGCCCGACCGGCGTCACGGCAACGGTGCGCATCGAGCCGGGCGAACACCAGGCCACCCTCGCCGCCATCGCGGGCGGGGTGGGGGTGATCGACCTCAGCGCCACGGACAAGAGCTACACGCACACGACGGCCGGGACGGCGGAGGAAGTGACCGGCCTGACGGCGGGCGACGTGTACGTGGTGGATTGCCTGACGGCGGGAATCGCGCTCGGCTCCAGCAAGGCGCTGGCCGAGGCGGCGGTCGATGTCCAAGGCCCGCTTCGCGTGGCGGTGCCTGCCGGGGCGACGAGCTTCTGGATCGACTGCACGAATTCCTCGACGGCGGTTCTGGTGCGGAAGGTGAGTTGATGAGTCATCGCTACCGATCATTGCCCGGCTGCATGGTGGACCTGCTCTGCGGGGTGGGCATGCCCGGCGTGCGGCGTGGCGTCTGCCCGGACATTTCTGGCAACGGCCGCCACGGCACGGTGTACGGTCGGCCCGCTCTGGAGTTCGGGGCGGGAGAGTACGCCGCCGCCGGAACCACGTGGGACATGCTCGGCGGGGAGAGCACGTGCGTGCTGGCCGCCGACGTGGTGGTTGTGGCGGGCGCGTCGGATCAGACTCTATGGAGCACGGTCAGTAGTGACTCGGGTGAGATGTCCCTGTATGTCGCCCTGGCGGCGGATGAGAAACTGTACGTATCCATCCGGCCGGAAGTGGACGGAGATGCTGTATTCGTCACCGGCACGGCAGCCCTTTCCGCCGGGCGTCACAGCATCATCGCATTGGTGGACTTGCAGGCGAACGGCCCTACCGTCTACGTGGATGGTGAGCCGTATGCGATAGGCGATTGGAATCGGACGGCGACTGCCTGGGATGCCGACACGCCGTCCGAGCAGACGATTGGGGCTTATGGCGGAGGCCTCAACTGGCTCGGCCGCGTGATCGCGTTTGGCCTCGTGCCCGGCGGCTCGCTGGATGCGGCAATCGCCGCGAAGTTCCACCGTGACCCGACGATGTGGGTTGCGCAGAACTGCGCATCCGGCAGCGCCGAGGGATGGCTCATCAACGAGGGGTCCGGCAGCACGCTGAACGGCCTGAACGGGCACGATCTGACCATCACCGGCGCGGACTGGGACCTGACTACCAACGGGGCGCAGAACTACTTGAACGCCGACGGTGCGGGCGATTCGTACACGGCCGAAGGATACTTCATTCGCGGGACGCCACCAGACAACTATGCCGAGACGGCCGCGTTCACCCAGCCCGGTACGACGTTCACGATTCTGGCGGTGTTCGAGGCGCACGCTGCGAGTGCTGAATATGACGGTTTTGCCAGTCAAATTTTCAGCAGTTCTCCGCTCTCCGGCCCGTGGATTGGCGTGGGCACAAGTGGCCGCGTTCGAGGATGGTGCGGGGGTTATCTCGACGACATGGTGGAGTCTGCGAATAACGCCATTGTTGTTGGCAAGAAGCAGATGGCGGCCTTGGTGGCGGATGGGTCGAACTTGCGGCTGTGGCTGGACGGTGCGTGGGCGTCGAACCCAAGAGCGGTAGTGAACTACACGCCAACCTCGGAGCCGTTCCGTGCGGCCAGGGGGTCGGGCACGGATTATTGCCCGAAAATCTACACCGAGCGGGCGGCGCTCTACGACCGGGCATTGACGGTCGGAGAAATCAACAAAATCGCCAAGCAGCATGGCGTGGGAGGCTGATATGCCAGAAATCAAAGATCATCCGCTGCGGAACGAGGCGGTCAACGCTTACGCAGTCCGCGTGATGCTGCCAAAGGGCAAGAAGGTTCCCGCGAGCCTGGCCGCGAAGGACGGCGAGAGCACGTTCACGCGGGTGCTCAAAGACGGGCGCACGATGCTCAAGCGCGGGCTGCTGGGGGCGGAACTGCTCCAAGCGGCCATCGACGGCGAATTGGCAGGCTGCACGGTGCTCACGGCCGAAGAGGCGGATGCGGTGCTGCGGGCGGAGCAGGAAGAGGCTCGCGAGCAGGGCTTTGCGGAGGGCATGAGGGCATGATCCGCTTCGAGGTCAAGCAGCTGTTCTTCGACAGCAAGGCGGTCCGTAGCGCGGTGGACCGCACGACGCGGCGCGTGCTGAGCCGGTTCGGTGCGTTCGTGCGGCGAACGGCGCGGAGCAGCATCCGCAAGCGCAAGAGAACCTCCCGGCCGGGCCAGCCGCCCAGCAGTCACACCGGCCTGCTGAGAAGGTTCATCTTCTTCGGCTACGAGCCGGCCAAGCGAAGCGTGGTGATCGGCCCGGCGCGGCTGAGCCGGCAAGGACGAGGCGAAGCGCCGCACCTGCTGGAGTACGGCGGCTCGACGAAGGTCGAGCACCGAGGCAAACGCAGACGCACCGAAGTGCGGCCGAGGCCCTTCATGCAGCCCGCTTTTGACAAGGAACAACCCAAGCTGGCCGCCATGTGGCGCGACAGCGTGAGATGACAGGGAGGCAATGGAATGCCCGCAACCTACGTACTGGGAATGAACGCCGGGCTGTACCAGGCCGACGCCGGCGAGACCGATCCGGGCCTGATGACCGAGGTGGACAACGTCCGCGACGTGACGCTCAGCATGGAAGCGGGCGAAGCGGACATTACCACGCGGGGCAACTCCGGCTGGCGGGCGACCGCCCCGACGCTCCGCGAATGCACCGTCGAGTTCCAGATGGTCTGGAAGCCGGGCGATGCGGTCTTCGACGCGATCAAGGCGGCGTTCCTCACGGCCGGGACGGTCGCCCTGGCCGTGCTGGACCAGAAGCGGACCGTCACCGGGGCCCAGGGCCCGCTGGGCGACTTCGCGATCACCAACTTCAGCCGCTCCGAGGCGCTGGAGGAGGCCATCGTCGCCGATGTGACCGCCAAGCTGGCCCGGTTCGAGGAATGGCACGAAGTGGCGGGAGGCGCGTAATGAAGACCTTCACCGACGCCGCCGGCCGCACGTGGACGATCAGCCTGAACCTCGGCACGGCCATGGCCGTGCGGGACAAGCTGGGCGTGGACCTGCTCCAGCCGGAGGCGGGCTATCCCGGCCCGGAGGGTACGCCGCTGCTGACGCGCCTCGGCACAGACGAGATGCTCCTCGGCGAGGTGCTATGCGCCTTGCTGGAGCGGCAGTTCGAGACGCACCAGGTCAGCGAGATGGACGTGCGGTCGGCCTTCGACGGCCAGACGCTGCTGGCCGCACAGCAGGCGTTCTACGAGGAGCTGATCGATTTTTTCCGGCTGCGCGGCCGCAACGACCGGGCCAAGGCGGTCGCCAAGCAGATGGCCCTGATCGACGCGGCGGTGACCGCCATCGAGACCCGGATCGACACGCTGGACGTGAGCGGGATCGTCGAGCAGACGATGAACGGACAGCAGAAGGACTTGTCGCGTCGAAGTCCCGAAGGGACGAAGACGGGTGGCGCGATGTCTGGCTCCTCGCCGGAAGCCTCGGCGTCGATCCCCGGCCGCTGACGCTGCGGCAGCTTCTGTGGATGGCCGAGGGCCACGGCCGGGATGCCTGGGGCCGGCTGTCGGTGCTGTGTGCGTTGATCGCTAACGTGAATCGCAACCCGAAGAAGCATCGGGCCTTCAAGCCGTCGGAT